ATAATTTTTTACGTGTTCAAGTTCAAGCTTGTTAATCTCTGCTGTTTGAACTTTAAGACGATCAGAGTATTCTCTATACTTGGCATTAAATATTGATTCTGGAATATCTGGTGTTTTTACTTTTGTATCAATTAGATTGGATAATGCCATTTCGTTTTCGTCTCTTTCTAATGTTAACTTTTCAATGACACTTTCAACATCATCAACCTTGATGGTTGATTTTATTACCCTTTGAATGGTTGACATGATATCTAGATCTTTTAAGAAGACTTTGTTTAGCATGTGGATTGTGGTTGCTTCTATAAGATCTTGACGACTTGCCTTTGCATTACAATTTGCCTTACCCTCAATGTAGCTACCACACTGTTGCATCACCCTTTGTGATGGCTTACCGTAGTTC